ATGACCTCGTTTATAAGAGCCGGGTGTTCACGGATACCTACTCCAAGGACAGGATCACCGTCACCAATACCGATGAGCTGGTCTGCGGCGGCACCGGCTACGGCCCGGGGCCGGACCTGCCGGATACCGTGGAGCATAGCCGCCCTGACTATGGCCTCTATCCGCAGTTCCCGGATACGGCCTACGGTTTTTTGACAAGGGGATGCCCGAACCGCTGCGGTTTCTGCGTGGTGTCCGGGAAGGAGGGGGCAAAGAGCGTCCATGTGGCTGACCTCTCCGAGTTCTGGGACGGGCAGAAGGAGATCAAGCTGATGGACGCCAATCTGCTGGCCTGCCCGGAACATGAGCGGCTGATCGGACAGCTTGCCGACAGCCGCGCCCTGGTGGACTTCTCCCAGGGGCTGGACATCCGCCTCATCACGCCGGACAATGTGGCGCTTCTGAATAAAGTCCGCACAAAAATCGTTCATTTCGCATGGGATGATCCCAATGTTGACCTGACCGGCTGTTTTCAGCGGTTTTCGGAGCTGTCCAAGATCAGGGACTTCCGGCGCAAGAGGGTCTATGTGCTGACGAATTACAACAGCACCCATGAGCAGGACCTCTACCGGGTGGACACCCTGCGCCGCATGGGGTATGACCCTTATGTCATGGTCTATGAGCGGCCAACAGCACCGCCCGTCACCCGGCATCTCCAGCGGTGGGTGAACAACAAGAGGATATTCCGCACCGTGGAGCATTTTTCGGAATATGAGCCAGCCAGGGGGCTGGCGGAGCGTTCAGGGGAGGGACCGCCGCCGATGCTGTGAAGGATAGTTGTCATTTTCATGGTTGTCCCTCCCATAAGATGTTGAAAGAGACCAGAGGTCACAGCACCCGGAGGGCAGGAAGCCCGTCCGGGCGGCCGGCCTTTTTTGGGAAGATCGGAGGTATCACCTATGACAGAAGCGATGAAAGATGTTGACCTCCGCAAGGTGGATAAGGCGGCGCTCCGTGACCGCAGTACGGTCCGTATCGACCCGGAGGCTCCCACCGAGGAGCGCATCCGGGCGTGGATCGAGCAGCTTGGCAATCCCTATGTCTATCTGGACGGCGGGGTGGTGGTGAAACTGAGCTTTGCGGACAGGGGCGAGAGCATCGAGGAGCGCATCAACTCCCTTTACCTTGCCGGGGCCTGACATCCTTGTGCATTTTGGGGCCCCGGCGCTATGATTTTTGCAGAGCCGGGGACCCCGCCGGGGGCGGGGCTGGCTGACTAAAAAAGAGAGGAGGCTCCCCATGCCCCAAAAGATTTACAAGACCGGGATCTACGCCCGGTTATCCAGAGAGGATGCTGACCGCATGGAGTCCAACAGCATCCAGAGCCAGCGGGCCATCTGTCTGGCTTACATAGAGAGCCATGACGACCTTGAGCTGGTGGACACCTACATCGACGATGGGGAGACCGGCAGCAACACAGACCGCCCCGGCTTTCAGAGGATGATCCAGGATATGCGTTCCGGGCGCATCGACTGCGCCGTCAGCAAGGACCTGAGCAGGTTCTCGCGGAACTATATCGACGCCGGGAACTACCTGGAAAAAATCTTCCCGGCGATGGGCATCCGCTATATCGCCATCAACGACAACTACGACAGCATGGCGCCCGGAAGCAGCACCGATGTCATCACCCTTCCCTTCAAGAACCTGGTAAATGACATCTACTGCCGGGACATATCCATCAAGATACGCACCAGCCTGGAGGTCAAGCGCAAGAAGGGCGAGTATGTGGGCAGCTTCGTCCCCTTCGGGTATCGGAAAGCCCCGCAGGATAAGAACCGCCTGCTGGTGGATGAGGCGGCAGCCGATGTCGTTTCCCTGATCTTCGGGATGTATAAGGACGGTTTCCCCATCCTGAAGATAGCGAGGCGGCTCAACACCAGCGGCATCCCCACGCCGATGGAGTACAAACGGATGCAGGGCGCACACTTTGAGACGGCTTTCCGCACAAAGGAGCGCACAGAGTGGGAATATGTGACCGTCAAGCGGATACTCTCCAACATCGTCTACACCGGGGTACTCATCCAGGGGCGGCGGGGGACGCCGAACCATAAAGTCCGGGTGACGCGCCCCAAGGAGGAGACAGACTGGGTGCGGGTGGAGAACGCCCACGACCCCATCATCTCCTGCACCGACTTTGAAGCCGTGGCGGAGCTGATGCGCCGGGATATGCGGTGCGGCAGGGACAGCGACAAACACGACCTGTTCTCCGGCTACCTGTTCTGCGGGGACTGCGAGGGGGCCATGATCCGCAAGACGCAGAGGGCGAAGGGCAAGGCATATGTCTACTACAACTGCTCCCACAACAAGCGCACCCACGAATGCAGCCCCCACTCCTTCAGCGAGGCAAAGCTGGCGGAGATCGTGTTCCACGCCGTCCACGACCAGATCGAGGTGGTGCTTCATCTGGATAAGGTGCTGCGCTTCATAGACAGCCTCCCCCAGCGGGACCGCAAGGTGTTCAGCTATGAGGCGCAGATGACCCGGCTTGAGGAGGAGATCCAGCGATACAAAAAGCTGGAGCTGGGCCTCTATGAGAACTTCGTGGAAGGTATCATCAACAAGGCGGAGTACACCGACTTCCGGGAGAACTACCGGGGACTGATCGAGGAGAAGCAGGAGGCCGTGAAGCGGCTGAAACGGGAACAGCAGGACGCCGCCGCGATGGGCAGCCAGAACCGGGCATGGGTACAGGTTTTCGCACAGTATGAGAATGTGCAGGAGCTTGACCGCCGCATCCTTCTGGCTCTGGTAGATAAAATACTCATCTATGAGGACAAAAAGGTGGAGATCGTCTTTCGGTATCGGGATGAGTTCGCCAGGGCGATGGAGGCAGCGAAAAACTACAAGGACTGTCCGCTTCCGGCAGTGGGCTGAGAGGGAGAGAGAAAATGGCACGAAAGAGCAGAAAAGCACAGGCCCAGCCTGTGGCAGAAGTGAAAAAGGAAACAGCGGCGCTCCCCACCGCCATCTATGCCCGCCTGTCGGTGGAGAACAGCGGCAAGGACGATGACGGGAACTCCCTGCAAAATCAGATCGCTGTCTGCGAGGACTATCTGGACGGATGCCCTTACCTCCGGCTCGCGGAGGTCTACTCGGACAACGGCAGGACGGGGACCGTGTTCGACCGTCCGGCATGGAACCGCCTGATGGACGATGTGCGGACGGGGAAAGTCCAGTGCATCGTGGTCCGTGACCTCAGCAGGTTCGGGCGCGATTATGTGGAGACCGGCAACTATCTGGAGAAGATATTTCCGGCTCTGGGGACACGGTTCATCTCCGTGAAGGAGAACTTCGACAGCTTCACCTGCGGCAACGCTATGGAGTCCCTGTCGGTGAGCCTGCAAAACCTGGTGAACGCCATGTACTCACGGGACATCTCCAAAAAGGTCTCCACGGCGCTCCGGGCGCAGATGGAGACAGGCAGTTTCAGGAACCGCAACCTTCCCTACGGCTACCTCTGGAACGAGGATAAGACCGCCTATGTGGTGGATGAAGAAGCCGCCGCTGTTGTCCGGCATATCTTTGAGTGGAAATTGCAGGAGGTATCCGTCTACACCATTGTTGAGCGGCTGAAAGCGGATGGCATAGAAAGCCCGGAGCGGCACAAGCGCAGGGCCGGTTCCCGGAACGGTGATAACATCCGGGGCAAGGGCTGGTGTCCTTCCACCATCCGGGGCATCCTGCAAAACCGGGCGTACATCGGGGAGATGATCTGCGGGAAGTCTGAGACGGCGCTCTATAAGGGGCTGAAAAAGCGCATCACCGAAACGGACAGATGGATCGTTGTCCCTGACGCCCACCCGCCTATCGTTGAACTTTCGGATTTCGAGGCGGTGGAGCGGCAGATGCAGGAGGACAGCGCCCACCGGGCGGCTACAATGGAATGGTCGGCGGACATCCGGGCGGGCATGATCGACCTCTTTGCCGGGAAAGCATTCTGCGCCGACTGCGACAAGCGGATGTACTATAAAAGGCAAAGGGTTTGCGGCTGCAAGGATGTGACTTTCCGGGGCGTTTATGAGTGCAGCACCCACGCGGTAAAGGGTCATGGGACCTGCTTCAAACACGCCATGCGGCAGGATGCCCTCAATGAAAAGGTGTTCAACGCCATCCGGGACCAGCTTCAGGTGGCACTCGATTATGAGAAGCTCCTGCTTGCCATGCGGGGCGGCTCCGGCGAGGCCAGTGTCCGGGAGAAGCACAGGGCGGCGGTCACCAGTGTCAAACTCAGGCTGAACGCCCTGAAAAAGAAGCGGGCGGGACTGTATGAGAGTTACGCCGAGGGCATCCTGAACGAGGAAGAATATGCCTTTGCCAAGCAGACCTATGAGGAGCAGTACGAAGCCCTAAACCGCCTGCTGGACGAGGCCGTGGAGCGCCGGGAGCGTTTCCTGGAGTCCATCTCCCCGGACAACAAATGGCTCACCATGATGCGGGGTGTTGCTGGGATGACAGAATTGACGCAGGAGGTCGTAGACGCGATGATCGAGAAGGTACTCGTCTACGGCGGGGGCCGTATCGAGGTCGTGTTTAACTACAATGATGTGTTTTACGCCATGCTGGAATGCGTGGAGCAGATAAAGGAGGCGGACGGCAATGACTGACTACCGGGTGGGCATTTATATCCGGCTTTCGCTGGCAGATGAGGATACCGGGGGCGGAAAGGCCGAGAGCGACAGCATCGGCAACCAGCGGGAGCTGATCCATCAGTTTCTGGACCGCCACCCCCAATTGAAAGCCGCTCCCCGGACGGAGTTCGTGGACGATGGGTACACCGGGACCAACACAAACCGTCCGCAGTTCCAGGCGCTGATGAAAGAACTCCGCACCGGGGCTATCAATGTGATGGTCACAAAGGATTTTTCCAGATGCCACCGCGACTATACGCAGATGGGCAACTATCTGGAGTGTGTCTTTCCCTTCCTCGGCGTCCGCTATATCTCCGTCAATGACGGCTACGACAGCGATGACTACAAGGGCGTGACCTCCGGCATGGATGTGGTCCTGCGGAACATCATCTATGAGGCATACAGTAAGGACCTGTCCGTCAAGACCACCACAGCGAAGATCATCATGATGAAGCAGGGCAAATACATAGGTAGCTTCGCTCCCTATGGCTTCAAGTTCCATCCCACGGTACGGAACAAGCTGGCGATAGACGAGAGTTCGGCGGCGGTGGTACGGCGCATCTTCGATATGACCTTGCAGGGCATGGGCAGTACCGCCATCGCCCGCAGGCTGAACAGCGAGGGCATCCTTACTCCCGGCGCATACTTCCGGCAGAAAAATCCGGGGAGCGGACGGTTCCGCAAAGCCGCCGAAAAGAACGGCTGGACGGCGGCCTCGGTGCTGAACATCCTCCACCAATATGAGTACACTGGGGCGCTGGTGGGGCGCAAGCGGTACAAGGCCAGCCTCCACGAAAAGCGGACAGTCCCGCAGGATAAGGCGGACTGGATCATCTATGAAGGGGCGCATGACGCCATCATCAGCAAGGCGGACTTTGACCGGGTGCAGGAGATCATCCGGCAGAGACCGAGACGGGCAAAAGGGACGCCGCAGGAGTATCCGCTGAAAGGGCTTCTCAAATGCGGAAACTGCCATAGGACATTGAGCCGCATTCACAGTTCAGCCGGATATTACTACCGATGCACCAAGAGCAAGGCGGACGAGGCCAGCGACTGCCCAAAGGGAAAACTGTTCTCTGAGAAAGAGATAGAGGGCATTGTGTTCCGGGCGGTCACGCAGATGCTGGCTATGTGCCAGGAACGGAAAAAGCAGAAGTCCTCCCTGATGCTGACCCGCAAGGAGCGTATCGCCGCCTGCGTTGCGGAGCTTCAAAAACTGGAACAGCAGCAGGAACGGTACAGGCAGGAGAAGTTCAGGGCTTACGAGGATTACAGCGGCGGTACGCTGACAAAGGACGCCTACCTGAGACAGCGGACAGACATTGACAGCAAGCTCGCCGCCACCAAAGCCGAGCAGGACAAACAGGAACAGCTTTTATCTGAACTGGAGCATCTGGCCTTTCAGGATAAGGCGCAGGAGGACGATGTGTTTACCTCCTTTGCCAGGGCAACGGAACTGACGGCGGAACTGGCGGGGGCATTCATCCACGAGGTGGTGG